ATACTTACCCAGCATTAAGTATTGGTTTTAGACAAGTTAGTGTTACTGCTGGTAATGTAAGAATAGATGACATAAAGTTAACTAGAGATGGAGATGAAGATGAATCTAAAACTTTAGCTAATTTTAGCTCTTCGTCACCTTCAGAAAATACAAATTATGATTATGAGGATAATGTATACTGGCCTGGTGAAGGAGAAAGGTATGGTTTAGATCCTCAACACGCACAGGTTAATGGATCTTTTTATATAGACTGTAAAGGTGGTAAAATACATTTTAGTTCTAATATTAGCAGTCAAACTGTGGTGTTAGATTATATAAGTGATAGTTTAGGTACAGATTCTGAAATGCAAGTTCATAAACTTGCTGAAGAGGCAATGTATAAATGTATCGCTTATTCTGTGATATCTAATAGAGCCAACATGCCTGAGTATATAGTTAGAAGATTTAAAAAAGAAAAGTTTGCTGAAACTAGAAAAGCTAAACTAAGATTATCTAATATTAAATTAGAAGAAATTACTCAAGTATTAAGAGGCAAATCAAAACAAATTAAACACTAATTAAATGCCAGAAATAAAGCACAATTTTTTAGGCGGCAAGATGAATAAAGATCTTGACGAGAGGCTTGTTCCTAATGGAGAGTACAGAGACGCTTTAAACGTACAGGTAGCGGCTTCTGAAGGTAGTGATACAACTGGTTCACCAACCGACATAGGTACTATTCAAAGCATATTAGGAAATAAAGAAATTTCTGGTCAATCTTTTATAAATACAAATAACTCTTTTTGTGTTGGGTCTGTTTCGGATGAAAAAAACAACGCTTTATACTGGTTGATTGCAGAAAATACTTTTGAAGCTGCTTTTACAGACGCTAACAACACTACAATTGGTGTAGCTAACCCTTATATTGGTTATAGCTCTGCTACACAATCTCACAATGTACAAGGAAATGGTTTTTCTACAGCCTTATCTACAAACTACACAAATCAAGACACTTTAGATACTACTAGCTACCCTATAGTTACAAAAAACATTATAGCTCAATATAAAGATAATGTAATTACACCTGTTTTTGTAGATATGGCAGCTAAAATATTTACAATGGCTGATGCTGGAGGTGGTACTACTATAGAACAGTTACTAGACGATATAGACGGTGGTAACTATATAGCTGGTACCGGTGCTGCGGTAAACACCCCACAGGGTTATGATAAAGCTTCAGGTTGGCCTGATGCTACAGATAATACTCTGTATAATAGTGTTATGCTTTATGATATAACAAATATAAAAATAGGTGATAAAATAAAAGGTATAGGCCTACATCCTACTACAAACGAGCCTTTTAATTTTTTCCCTAAAAATGCTGTAGTTACTTCTGTTCGTGGTTTAGGTATATGGACAGATGTTGATGGTAAGTTGCGTAACCACGGTATAATATATAGTAATGTAGATTTATATGTTGATGACTGGCAAAG